TTGTCAGTAGCCGCCGCGGAGCCCCAAGTGATACGGAGCTCCACATCGTGGTACTGGAGGGAGATGAGAGGGATGGCGGTCTGCCAGTTTTCACAGAAAGCAAACCTGAGGGGGTAGAACCTGTAGGCTGTACCGCCGTTGACCAGATCAGCCGAAGGTGATTTGGAAGCGGTGGTCGCAGAAAGACGGGGTGCAACCAGGGTAGAGTAGGTGGAATCCTGTTCATCAATCACCTGACCACCGACGAGGAGTTCAACCTTGGCAATTTTTGTCAACCACTGGGCTTGAGTGTAAGGAATGGTCTTGGTCCCATCATTGGGGACGAGATAGACATATCCGAGCATATCACCCTTGCGCTCGAAACGGACGGTGGACATACCACCATTCGCGACATTACCTTGGATGACCTGACGCTCGACAGTTTGGGAAAAGTTTGTATGACGTTTGTACGTGCTCCTGAAAAAGCTTACTTCGGGCTGACCGACAAGGTGGACATCCTGGGCACCGACAGCAACAAGTTGGGCAATACCGCCAGACATTTTATAATATAGTGAGACTTTATTTTTAAGCTTGGAAGACTTACAAACTGGGATACAATTTGGAAGAAATGGTGACGACTTCTACGAAGTCGGAACTTAGATAGAATCTGTGCAGGTCTTCATAGTTTTAAGTTTATTGTAAAGGAGTTCGTAGATGTTGCCTGTGGGGGGTGTATCAGATTCAACTTCGACTTGGATACCCCCAATGTTTCTAGAACCAGACACCCGCAATTCAGGGGTTACCCACATGGTGAAGCGACCCTCGACGATGTACTTAGTAGTGGACGTGGTCGTGGTCGTGATCTCACCTGTTTCGGGATCAGTCTCATCACTCATGTTCTCCTCAACATTTTTTTCCACCCTGATATTATTCCCACCCACTGAAGCATACGGGTTAGTAACAGTCAGTCCATTACCGAGCGTAATCGTTTCGTTGATGATGACACCCATTGTTTTATTATACTGGTATAAAAAAATAGTACTCTAATTTCACAAATGGAGTACATCTACGAAGCTCGTGATATTGTACCACGGACACTATGTGAGGAAATAATAGAAAAGTTTGAGAATGATCCTGATAAAAAACCAGGTGAAGTAGGTACTAGCATAGTCTCTCCTATATCTAAAAAAACAATCGATTTAAAAGTATATACCAAACCTGAATGGAAAATGATTAATGATCAAATAGAACTACATTTATTTTCTGGTATAAAAAAATATTTTGAGTATTTGTTGATAAACGCTTTCCATGGAGATGATCATCATATTCTAGAGAAGATGTTTGGAGATAATATAACCATAACAAACTTTCAAGTACAACGATATAAAGTGGGAGATTATTTTAGATGGCACATTGATGATAAGATAGGTGATAAAAGATTATTAGCTTTTATCATATATTTAAATGACAATGAAAGTGGTACAGAATTTATTAATGGTAAAAACATTAAACCTGAATGTGGGAAGATATTATTTTTCCCGTCTACATGGACATATCCACACCGAGGACAAGAGGTTGAAAAAGGTGTTAAATATATTATGACTGGATTTATATGTGAATGTATTTAATCAAGTTTACACGTGAGAAGGGCTGCCTTGTGGGTCCCGTGATTGACGAGAGTGTAAATGGGTTCAGTTTCATCTGTTTCTTCCCATACGATTTGTCCATTTCCATCGAGAACATCGGTCATTTCTTCAATGAAAACCTCTTCTTCATGTTCGGGGATTAGTCGGGTAGAACGCGTTTGTGAATGAACTTTATAAATATTTCGTGTACTCAATGTGTACTTAGCCTTTTCTTCATCGTCTAGTAGTTCATATTCATCTGGGGTTTTTTCAAGAAACCATTTCCTACTAATATCTTCACCCGATTGTCCACCCACTTCCACACCCCCACGATAAAAACGTTCATTATCGTGATCTTCACCCGATTGTACTTCACAAATATACATAGGTGTTGTTTCTACTGTTGTATGTCTGCTGTTATACAATTCATATTCACTTAATTCAACTTCACGTATTATATTTTTGACATAATACTTAACATTTGAAAGCTCCTTTTTGGGAATCTTAACGGATACCTGTAGTGGTTCAGTAAAATCACACTCTTGTGTTACTTTTCCCACCGTGTAGTTACGAACAATATCGTCACTTTGTTTTTGTGCGTATCCCGGTGCGATGTTTGAGGTTGTCACGAGATCTCCAGACTCTAAGGAACCACCAACATCAGAAACCCATATACGTGTATCCCCGTTGGTATCGACGAGAGTGTCATAATCGTTTGTATCTGTTTTTTGGTCAGATACGACTCCATACCACGCCTTATCCATAGCCACATTACTGAGAGACACGATGGGGGTCACGTTCGTTTTATGTGTATTCATTTTTGCACTCACTACAAGACCTGTGATGTTCTGATCCCAAGTATTCGATACAGTGGTTTTTGATCGAGGGAGTTCTGTGACAATTTCTTGAATACCCTTGATGAGATATGGGATAAACTGTATGTATTTGATTCCGGATGGTTTATCCCCCCACACTGAGTAGTCTGGATCCTGGGTGGGGTCATCACTTGGTGCCGGTGTTAATGTATCAACATCACCAGCAATGTCTGCAACCGTTACGAGGTGTCTCATTTCCGGGGCACTATAATAAACCTCTTGCGCCATGAGACCCGACTCGTGTATCCATTTTTCGTCGTGGTCTGGGTCTGGTATGAGTTTTGGTTTCTTTAGGTACTCTTGTGGTCTCAATTTGAAGAGACTTTTGACGGCACCCGTGATGAACTTCTCGTCATACTTGAGACGATCATCGGAATAGCCGTTCCCTCTTACAAACTCACCCGAGTTGGTGATGTGTAGATATTCGTCTCCGTCCGCGTCCCGGACACTCCCAAATCTCGTACGAAATGTGTTCGTGGGTTGACTGTTCTCACCCGCTGTGTACCCAATGGCGATGCAGTTGGCTCCCTGAGAGTTCTTACCCGCGTCCCTACCAACGGCGACGGAGTCGATTCCCTGAGCGTTATAACCCGCAGCCCGACCAACGGCGACGGAGGCGGCTCCCTGGGCGTTAGATCCCGCATTGACCCCAACGGCGACGGCGTAGGTTCCCTGACTCACCTGACCCGCAAAGTACCCCATAGCGACGGATTCGGGTCCCTGAGCGTTATAACCCGCTGCCCGCCCCACGGCGACGGCGTTGGTTCCCTGTTCCGAATTACCCGCTAGGTACCCCAGGGCGGTGGCGGAGGCTCCCTGAGACGTCTCACCTGATGAGGTCCCTATGGCGACGGTGTTGGCTCCCTGAGCGGTAGAACCCGCGTAAGCCCCTATGGCGACGGCGCTGCCTCCCTGAGACGTCCGACCCGCGTAGTACCCCACGGCGACGGCGCTGTCTCCCTGTTCCGTGATACCCGCTACGAACCCCACGGCGATGGCGTAGTTTCCCTGTTCCGTCCCACCCGCTTGCCACCCCACGGCGGTGGCGTAGGCTCCCTGAGACGTCTGACCCGCGTAAGACCCCACGGCGATGGTGTCGTTTCCCTGAGACGTCTTACCCGCTTCACGCCCCACGGCGACGGCGTAGGCTCCCTGAGACGTCTTACCCGCTTCACGCCCCACGGCGACGGCGTAGGCTCCCTGAGACGTCTTACCCGCTTGGTCCCCCACGGCGGTGGCGGAGGTTCCCTGTTCCGTCTGACCCGCGAAGTACCCCACGGCGACGGCGAAGGTTCCCTGAGCGTTATAACCCGCTGCGTACCCCACGGCGGTGGAGTTGGTTCCCTGAGACGTCTGACCCGATACGTTCCCCACGGCGACGGCGTAGGCTCCCTGACTCGTCTCACCTGCTTGGTACCCCACGGCGGTGGCGGAGGTTCCCTGAGCCGTCAGACCCGCCTCCCTGCCAACGGCGATGGCTTGGGTTCCCTGAGACGTCTGACCTGCTGAGGTCCCCACGGCGACGGCTTCGGTTCCCTGTTCCGACTTACCCGCTGCCCGCCCCACGGCGGTGGCGTTGGTTCCCTGGTTGGACTCACCCGTGTAGTACCCCATGGCGATGGCGTAGGTTCCCTGAGACGTCTTACCCGCTTGGTCCCCCACGGCGACGGCGTTGCCTCCCTGAGACGTCCGACCCGCGAAGTACCCCACGGCGACGCTTCGGACTCCCTGAGACGTCTGACCTGCTACGTACCCCACGGCGACGCTTTGGGATCCCTGAGCCGTCTCACCTGCTGAGGTCCCCACGGCGGTGGCGTTGGTTCCCTGTCCGGTACTACCCGCACTGTTCCCCAGGGCGGTGGCGTAGGCTCCCTGTGTGTGCGCACCCGCTGCGAACCCCACGGCGGTGGCTCGGGTTCCCTGAGACGTGTAACCCGCACCGTTCCCCACGGCGGTGGCGTAGGCTCCCTGGTTCGACGCACCCGCTATGCGCCCCACGGCGGTGGCGTAGGTTCCCTGAACGGTCTTACCCGCTTCGTACCCGACGGCGACGGCGTAGGCTCCCTGAGCCGTCAGACCCGCGTGGTCCCCCAGGGCGACGGCGTTGTCTCCCTGTTCCGTCCAACCCGCTAGGTACCCTACGGCGGTGGCTCGGGTTCCCTGAACATTCCCACCCGCTAGGCGCCCCACGGCGACGGCGTAGGCTCCCTGAGACGTCTGACCTGATGAGGTCCCTATGGCGACAGTTTGTGATCCCTGAGCCGTCAGACCCGCCCAGCTCCCCACGGTGACGGAGTAGGCTCCCTGAGACGTCTGACCTGCTGAGGACCCCACGGCGACGGAGTAGGATCCCTGAACGGTCTCACCCGCTTGGCGCCCCACGGCGGTGGAGTTGGCTCCCTGAGACGTCTCACCCGCTCGGAGCCCCACGGCGACGGCGAAGGTTCCCTGAGCGGCAGAACCCGCTTGGTTCCCCACGGCGACGGCGTGGGTTCCCTGTTCCGACTGACCCGCTTTGTACCCGACGGCGGTGGAGAAGGCTCCCTGAGACGTCTGACCTGCTGAGGTCCCCACGGCGACGGAGTAGGATCCCTGAACGGTCTCACCCGCTACGAACCCCACGGCGACGGAGTAGGCTCCCTGAGACGCCTCACCCGCTCGGAGCCCCACGGCGACGGCGACGCTCCCCTGAGACGTCCAACCCGCTTTGTACCCGACGGCGGTGGCGTAGGTTCCCTGGTTCGACGCACCCGCTGCGTACCCCACGGCGGTGGCGTTGGATCCCTGAACGGTCTTACCCGCTTCGTACCCGACGGCGACGGCGAGGGTTCCCTGTTCCGTCCCACCCGCTTGCCACCCCACGGCGATGGCTTGGGCTCCCTGAGACGTCTCACCCGCTCGGAGCCCCACGGCGATGGCGGAGGCTCCCTGAGACAACCGACCCGCGTAGTACCCCACGGCGGTGGCGTAGGCTCCCTGAGACGTCTGACCTGCTGAGGTCCCTATGGCGACGGCGTAGGTTCCCTGGTTCGACTTACCCGCATCCTCCCCAATGGCGACGGCGTTGTCTCCCTGAGACGTCCGACCCGCTGCGTACCCCACGGCGACGGTGGAGGCTCCCTGTTCCGTGTAACCCGCTTGGAACCCCATGGCGGTGGCGTTGGCTCCCTGTTCCGACTGACCCGCTAGGCGCCCCACGGCGACGGTGTTGTTTCCCTGAGACGTCTTACCCGCTTCACTCCCCACGCCGACGGCGTAGGTTCCCTGTTCCGACTGACCCGCTTGGTACCCCATGGCGACGGCGTAGTCTTCCTGTCCCGTGTAACCCGCTAGGCGCCCCACGGCGATGGCGTTGTCTCCCTGGTTCGACTTACCCGCTTCACTCCCCACGGCGACGGCGTAGGTTCCCTGAGACGTCCGACCCGCTTGGTACCCCACGGCGGTGGCGTTGGTTCCCTGTTCCGACTGACCCGCTAGGCGCCCCACGGCGATGGCGTAGGTTCCCTGAGCGGTAGAACCCGCGTAAGCCCCTATGGCGACGGCGTTGTCTCCCTGAGACGTCAGACCCGCCTCGGTCCCAATAGCGAGATTATCTGTTGCAGTATTCGCCTTAATGAATGTCGTTCCCCGGATTTGTACATCACCCGAAAAATTTTGAAGATTCGTGGCTGACATATAGTATTATAGGCTAAATTTATTCCCACTTAAGGACGAGGGTCGTCATAAGATCAGAATGAAGTTCTTTTTTATGTGTACCCACCCTAATCAAGGGACTGGGTACTCCCGTGTTGCGAATAAACTTACGAATCATTTGGCTTCCCTGCCTGGTGTTGAGGTTGTCTACTACGCCTTCCAGAACTACAAGGGTCAGGATGTTAAGGACCGTTTCATCGACCCAAGAATAAAGTTTTACGATGCGATGGAAATTGACCCCAAGGCCCCGGGTGGTTTCGGTGATGCTGGTATTGTTCCAAGTATCATCAAGGAGAAACCAGATGTCCTTTTCCATTACAATGATATGAATGTTGTTAAGGATATCATGCGCCTAATCCCACCTGAGCACATGCCTCCAAAGAAGTATCTGTACCTAGACATCGTGTACCGATGGCAAAACATTGATACTTTCGAAATCATGAAAGAGTACAAGTTCGACCATATATGGACATTCCTGGATACCTGGACACGTCATATGGTTGATGACCTAAACTTCGATCCCTCGAAGGTGACCACTATGGTGCACGGTGTTGATTTCGAGCGTTTCGTTGATGTTCCACGGGAGGAGGCAAAGGTGAAAGCTGGTTTCAAACCTGATGATTACCTGGTGGTAAATATGAACCGTAACTCGTCACGTAAGATGTGGGAAACGACCATCAAAGCGTTCCTCGAACTTTTGCAACGTGAGAATATGAACCCTCGTATCAAACTCTATTGTGGTGGCCTACCTTTTTACAAGGATGGTGTTGACATTGGAATGACCGCGAGAACTGAATGTTTGCGTCGTGGTATGGATACCGAACAAGTTGTGAATCATCACATCTTCATCAATCCCAAACCCTTACATCTCACAGATGCTGAAGTGAATAACATATATAATGCTGGTGATGTAGGTTTGAGTACGACACGAGGTGAAGGTTTTGGGCTAACCCCTGTAGAACATATGTACCTGAATCGTCCCCAAGTTGTCACAGGTATTCCAGCACTCAAAGAGACTATGGGTCCTTATGCACACTTTGTCGAGCCCAAGTTATGGATTCGGGTCGGTGAAGTTGAACCCCATGATGGTGAGGGTGCTCTCTGTGATTACAAGGACTTTGCGGATCATCTTCAGTACTGTTTCAAAAATCCTGATGAGCGCCCTAATGCTCGAGACTATTTGAAAGAGAAGTATTCTTGGGAACATATGTATAAAGTTTTGGACGAAGCGTTTAATATCCAAAATCCCCACTATCAGGACTATTACCTGAGCAATTGACACTCGTAAGCCGTCCCAAAGGTTCGTGAGACAGGTAATCAACAAATATATTGAAACGAACAGTACCCGCACCCGCGTTAGCTGGTTTGATTGTCACAGTTGTTCCTGCGAGGGCTGTTGCTATTGTAGGGTCCCAAGGTGTATTCA